TCAGCGTTTTTTAAAATAATTTTGAATGACGCGCTTCGAATACGCGTACATAAGATTCGGGAACAGCCGGTTAATATGATAGGTAAACTTCGACAAAAAACCGGGAATAATCAAAAAGCGTTTTTTTGCAAGCCCTTTCATAATGCATTTGGCGGCTCTTTCGGCGGACATCGGTTTAATCGTTCCGGAAATGCGTTTGGTAATTTCGGGCTTTGTAGCGTTTTCGGCGACAAACTGCGGGGTTTGCGTGTCGGCGGGAAGTACAAGCGAAACGGCTATCCCGTGCGGAATAAGTTCCGCCCGCAAAACTTCGGCAAAGCCGACGACCGCGTACTTTGCGGGACTGTACGCGCTGTAGCCGTACACGCCCATAACGCCCGCCATCGAAGAAACCGCAACGATATGTCCCTTCCCGCTTTTTTGTATAAGCGGCAAAGAATGCTTTACCATTAAAGCCGTACCCGCATAATCGATCGCGGTGACTTCCGTAAATTCGGCCGAAGACGTGTGCTCGAATTCCTTGCAGACGGCGATTCCGGCGCAATTAAACAGCAGATCGATTTTACCGAAGTTTTGATCGCAAAAATCGGCAAAACGGATTATCGATTTTTCATCCGATACATCAAGCACGCAGGAGCTTACGGCGCCGCTGTCTCCGGCATACGCCGACAATTCGGCTTCGCATTGCTTCAGCACGTCTTGTCTTCGCGCACCGATAATAACCTTGTACCCTTTTTGCAAACACTTTTCGGCAAGAGCCTTTCCTATACCGCTTGAACCGCCGGTAATTACGGCAACGGTTGAATCAGTTGAATTCATCGGAATTATAAAATAGCCGATAATGCCGAACAGTGCAATCGGTCGAGGCAACGGTACTTGAAATTAGCCGATTTGAAGAGTACACTGTATTAGTGATGAAAAAGATTCTTTTTACCTGCGGCCTGTGCATTGCATGCTGCTGTCTTGCATCCTGCGTCAAAAAAGACGGAAAAGATTTGACGTCGAGCTATTCGCGCATTTTGAATTCGCGCTCCGCATACGCCGATATGACGCACCGCTGGTTTTATTTTACCGACGAAGGTTTTAAAGAAACGGACGTTCCGCGCAACGCTCCCAAACGGCAAAAAAAACCGTGGACGGAAGCCGTACGCATTACTTCCTCCGCGCTCATAAACGGCACCGGCTATTTTCTCGTCAACAAGCTCGGCATACTCGTTTGTCCGAGCGCTTCGGGTTTGCAAAAGCAGGGTATCGCATCAAAAACACAGCTTGTAAAAGATCCGGATTTGTTTTTATCCGCAGCCTCGGGGTCGCTTTTTTGTATTGACGGAAGGCCGGTGTTCAACCTGTACACAAACAGTATTTTTTCAGCCGGCAATCCGCAGCAAAAAAACGATCAAAACGAAGCTTTTTTAATCGAATATTCGGCGGAAAATCGGAATTTCATTCCGCTATTAAACGGCGGCGATTTTGACCGTCCGCGCGGTGCGCAGCTTCGCGAACTTTTTTTTATAAACAATATCTGGTACGCGCTTTTTAAAGCAGCTCAAACCGATCGAACAGAATTTTACGCGTACTCGTTTTACACGGTCGAACCGATTACCGCGTTCGCGCGTACACCGATATCGGCCGAAAGCGGCACGTCGGGTTTTAAACCGGACATTATCGTAAAAAACATCGACGTGCAGGAATTCCGCGACACGATAAAACCGCAGCCGGCTTCCGCAATGAGCGCCGGCTTGAAAGATTTACTGGCCCCCGTTCCCGCATCAATACCGTGGTACTTGGAAGTTTTTTCCGACGGCGCTTCAGCGGCGGAGCGTTTTGTCAGGCGCGAACATGCACCGAAAGCGCGTCAAGCCTATGCGTCTTCGGGCGCGGATTTTTCGGCGGCGGTTTTTGAAGACGGAACGGTATGCTTTATCGGCACGCTTCCGATGAAGCATACCGTTAACGAAGGAAGGCCGGTTGCCTTTAAGCTGCCGCGCCTTCCGGCAGGCTATACGTATTCGTGCGCTTTAATCGCCGGCTCGACCCTTTTCGTATCGTGGGAAGAAACCGCTTTTTTTGAAACCGGCCGCAGCGGTTTTTTGGCGGTCGATTTGGAACAGATTTTGTACCGGCAAGAAGACGCCGAATAATGCCGGCTGCAAGCTGTCCGGCTTAATAAAGGAAGGCAAAAATGAAAATCGAAAAAAAAATATGCGCGCTCATCATTTCGGCATATATTTTATTTTCGGGTTCGTTTTTTTTACACGCGCAGGAAAGCGGCAGCAAAGAAGTTTCCGGCGCGCAAACGGAAGAACAAAGCGCAGCCAACAATACCGAAGCCGAACATTCGCAAGCAAGCAAGCCTTCGCCGGGTAAATTGATTTTTACGGCCGGAGCCGTCGGAATTTTAAACACTGAAAAACAAGGCGCTCCGTCCCCGATCCGCTTTACAATAGGAGCCGGCGCACGCTTCCCGATTCGCACCGCGGGAATGCAAAATCTCTATTTTACCCCGCACGGAAATTTTTTCGACGGCTACTATTTATGGGACATCACGCAAAAAAAAGCCGTCCCGGCGGAAGTTGAACAGCGCGCCGCATACGTTCCGGCAATTATGCTCGACGTGCCGGCCGTCTTCGTCTTTACAAAAGGCCGCTCGGTTTTTTCCGCCGGAGCGGGCATATCGCTTTTAGTGCGTTTTGCCGCGCCCGCACTGCGCTCGGGAGTTTCCGCTTCCGACTTGCAGGAAATAAACGGCTGGTTTTGGAAAAACGGGCGCTTTGTATACCCGTCGGTTCAGTTTTCCTGGGATTACGTTTTCCCGAGCGGCCTTTCGGCAGGTGTCGGCGCCAAAGCCTACCTTTCGGCCGGCGCCCTTGCCGATAAACGCGGTCTTGACCGCAGCATGCTCATCATCGGCATACGCGTTATTCCGCCGGCGATGTAAAAGCTTTTAATCGGTTTTCGCACGCTTTCTGTTCTTTACGGCGAACAAAATAAGAGAGCCTGCCGCAATCAGCAAAAAGCACAAGCTTATGGGACGGGTTACAAAGATGCTTAAAGAACCGTCCGAAAGGATCAGTGCGCGGCGGAAGTTTGCTTCCGCAAGAGGTCCCAAAACGATACCGAGCAATATCGGAACCAGCTGAAAATCCATGCGCCGCAAAAAATACGATATAATACCGAACACGATAATAATATACATATCGTAAATACTGTTATTCGTGGAATACGAGCCGGCCAAACAAAATGAAACAACCGGCGAAAAGAAACGAAAAAAGCGGAGAATATAAATCTTGCAACAATTACACAGTATGTAATTATAATTACAAAAATATACCCTCCGAACGTACCTTAGTCTAATGTTATTTGTATCAAAAGTCCGTTCGCTTAAAATCCGATGGCAAACCAGTGTATCTCTCTGTTACGGTCTGCAACAGAAAATTCTACAGTATTTGCCGTGCGCTTATTAACTCCACTAACATAATCATACCCCTCAGTGTCGTTAGAGTTATTCGCATGTTGGACTTCTCCTGTAACAAGAGCGTACGAGTTCCAAACAGAAAAGGCAAGAGGTAATGTTAATGTACCAACTGTCGTACCCAAATAAAAAGTTCCGGATTGCAGTAACATACCGTTCCTTAACTTTATATAACCCGCATTTTCGCCAAAACTGCGTGCTCTGACAACTCCGGAGACGCACTCCCAGCCTGCGCCGTCGTACATAAATTCATAAACGCCGGCATCGTCAAAACAACCTGTATACACCGGCTGCCCATCCATTGTAATAGGTTTTGCTCCCAAATTATTAACATTGAGCGTCGGTTCCGACGCAGTATTACCGTACGTAAATTTAACACAGATGCGCCTACCGGCAACAAGTTCAACACCCTCTATTTCTACAGTCTTTCCTGTGTTTGTACTTTCGGTTGCAGACACTCCGTATCCGGATACAAACCGAATCGCTGCGTCTACCTCTGCTTTGCGTGCAATATCAGCCGCGACTGCAGGGGCTGCAACCTGCGCACGACCGTCAGCATCGCGCACAACCCCTTTGTTTGCCGTAGCCGTAGAGACAAACAAATCTGCAAGCTGTGCCGCTGATGTATTGTTTGGGGTACCGCCCAGCTTTGTAATCATTCCGCCTAAATTGTCTAAGATAAGATTGAGTGTCTCCGCCGGGATAAAACTCGGTTTAACAAGGGGATCATCAAAGCTTCCATTGGTAAATTTACCGTCGCTATTCAATCCCGGCCACTGAACTGTCTCACCAAAGATAGATACATTTTGATTTTCAGGATACATACCTGCCATAACAATCTCCTAGTCGTAAAAAAAATAAATAATCATGTTTGCCAAAAGCGCTTCTCTTATTGCCCGCTCAAACCCCGTTTTTAAATCAAGATTTTGAATTTCTGCCTTTATAAACAAAACGGAAAAAGACGCCGGCGAACACATACGATTTATACCGATACGCGTACGGCCGAAAAAAGCGGAGCGGTAAGGGTAATATACCCGTTTTATCTTTGCCGTATACAGGTTTGCGACTTCCTGCAAAACGGATGCATTGATATGTCCGCGTCGTTTCGTTAAAAGCAGTTTCCGCCGTAAATCGAGCGGCAAATCCGTATATATTGCACCCAGCAACACCCGCTCCCAATCGTCTATCATTGTGTCGGCCGTTTTCGGTGTTGCTTCTTGGATTAAAAACGGAAAACGGTTTTTAAATCGGTGTAATTCCTCCGCTTGTTCCTCTATCCATTTTGACAGATCGCTTTCCGGGTCGTCAAACTGTGTGTCCCAATAGACGCCGTACGGAAAGAGTTTTCTGATTGCGTCTTTATATTCAGTTGTGCTGTGCACAAGTTTATTTGATGACAAAACGCACCGTCCCCCGTATCGGATATTCCAATATGGTTGTCGTAAATTCGCCATACGAACCGTTCGTCAGTTCGACTTTTGCCCAGCTGATTTTGATACCGTCTACGATAGCGTCCCGAAAACTGCCTTCCGTATAACGCACACCCGGACACGCTGAAGCGTTGAGATATGTTTTGATACGGCTCTCAACAGTCCCTTGATTTTCACTGCTGTTTTCTGAAGCAAGCAATGTTATCGTCATGTTGATTGGGCGCAAAATCGGCGTGCGTACAGTATATAAAACGGGCGGTGCGACTGAATCAATGTATGACGTAACTACGGACAAATTGCCGACTTGGTGTATGCTATCATCGATATGACTACCGGAAATAACCTGAATTAAGAGAGCTCCCATCGTACTGAAGTTCTTAAACTCAAACGCTTTTGATACATCTGCGGACGAGTCCACCGCCCACGCCGCAAAATCACCGATCTTACCGTAGCGCGTCGTATTGCGAAGTGTAAGCAAAACGCGTGAAAGATATTCTTCGTCCGTTTCCTCATCTACACCGCCGACTATACCGCTTCCGAACGTAATCGCTTCACTTGCAAGTCCTGTCGGAATAGCCGACGACAGCTTCAGCTTTTGCCCTGATGCGAGATTTGATGCAGCCCCTGCTTCTTCTGCCTGCAGCCATATTTCCGCTTTACCGGTGCCGTCTATTTTTGTTGCTTTATCGGTAAAATACCGCTTACCCGATGCCGATGTGTACACAAGACCCGACGGAACGGCCGTTCCTGCAACACCTTTTACTTCGGCCTGTCCGACCGCCGATACCGCATACAGCGGCGGAACTCTATCCGACCAGTGCATTCGAAGATAATCGCCTGTTGCCGTGTCGGGAAATAACTGATCAGCCAAAAATGATAAGTCACCCAAAAGCTGATGATACATACCCGCCTGGACTTCTGCGAGAACTCGAATAAGATTATGCCGCGCGGTTTGATCAAGAGGTTTAAATCGGCTCATATAGGCCGCGTATATACGGTCAAGCAAAACTGCAAGCGATTCCCTAACTAACGCCATACCACACATCCTTTATAAAAATCGTTCCACCGTCGTTCTTTGTAACCGTCAACGCATAATTGATTTCGTTTTTCCCGCGACGTTCGGCCGTACACCGTATGTCTTTTACAAGTCCGTCCTGTTTGAGCCACGCAAGGCTCTCCAAAATCATAGTATGCACTTTTCCTGCCGTAGAACCATCTACCTTACCGGCTTGCCGCAGTACCCATAGTTCCGAACCGAACGAGGAGTCTGCCCACCAGCGCCCTTTATCGGTTCCGATGCTCATCGCGACAAGCTCTTTAATATCCGTCCAGTTTTCAAGTTTTACCGGTTCAGCCTTCTCCATGCAGCACCTTCTTGTTTTCGATTTGCGAAAAGTCCTCTTTATTCACGAGCATTTCAAGAGCAAGAATCATATTTGCCTTAAAGGTTGCGCCCCCGTCTTGCGGAGAGACTGCCGCCGTTTTAACCGCATTGATGATGCCGTCTATGCGAGCGGTCATCTTTGCAAGCTCCTTTTTTAATTCCTCGATCTTGATAAGACCGCCGAAGTCCGTGCCGTTGAGTTCTACGGTTTTATCCGCGCGGACAATGACAAAGCCGCCGTCTTTGCTCCATAAAGCCGCATCCCCGTCTTTGAGTTCCGGCGCACCGTCAACGGAACCTATTGGAAGCAAAATATACGATCCGGCATTTCCGCCCTGACTTAAAACGACAGCTTTTCCTTCTTTTGCTTTTGCAAAAAAACCGTACGGGAACAACTCTTCCGTTTCGATCGTGCGGCAAAACTCCGTTTCAACCGTTACGGTTTTATCGTCGCGAGTTTTTAAAACGCCAAAGTTGAAGACGTTTCGTATCTTTGCATATAGCTCACTTAAATTCATTTTCTCACCTGTATGGGCGTTATATTGTGTTTCGCGGCAATCTGCTCGAGCCGGGACATCTTCCCCGTTTTTTTGGCGGCAATCGCAGTTCCTTCTTTTCCCATATACACTTCGGGGTTTACCAAGCTCACCGTGCAGTCAAAAGCGGTCGGCTCTGCGCGATATTCGACTTCACTGATCATCATTTTACCGTCAATACCGGCCGACGGTATGTAAACGGGGATTAGGAAATTCGGATTAAAGAAAAGCTCTTTTTCCTCCGTGCTGCCGAAGCTCTTAATCTGCTCGTCGGTCAAACCCCATCCTGAAACGGAAACCTTTATAGTTCGTTTCCGGCGACGATATAATTCGATTTGTGCACGTCTTGTCGCCTTTTCCTGATCGAGATTGAAGTCTGAAAGATTGAGTGTTAAAACCCGTTTGTTTTTGCAAAGATTATCGATCGCAGAGCCTTGTACGCCGCTTGAAACGACGACGTATTCATGAAACTGTTCTGCTCCCGCTTCAGTTGTTTCAACCGACTTAATGTTTGTTCCTTCAGCCAAAATAAAATGCCATTGTTCCGCATCGCGACCGGACTTTGTCAGATACAAATCACCCGCTTCGTTGGAGGTAAACACGTAGCCCTGATTATCAGCGGCGTTTAAAAGATGAGTCCACGGTGATTCGCAATCCCATTCAAAACTCGAGACGGTTTCAGTATTGTTTTGACCTCGTGGAAGATGATGCACAATGATACCGAACTTCGATGCGATCGACTGTGCAACCGTTAATAAATCACTGCCGCCGGCTTTTCCCGTCCATGAGGAATCAATAATGTCCCGCGCAGGAGAGCGTCCCAAAACCGTGATATATTTCCGTCCGGCATCGGTGGTATCAGTAATCTCATCTATAAGCACCGTCGTTACACGGAGGTTGCCACTGTTATGCATTATATACTTGTTGTAAAAACGCACTTCGACAGTATCATGCACTGCGATGTTCGTGCGCTGGCTTACCGGCAATTCAAGCGTAAGGCTGTGGCAAATCTCGTCGAGCGATTTCGTGATCTGGATCCTGTTCCAGATAAGCGGCTTAAAGTTGCGCGTACCTGCAGGTGCTGCATTGACAACGATTTTAGACATAGCGTACCGCTCCTTCAAGCACGAAGCTGTCTTCAATACCGTTCAGCGCCCGCAATACCGCCTCTTCCGCTCCGAGATAGTGTGCCAATGCCAACATCGGCATCGCGCCGTTAAGTGAGATCGAAAGCTCTTGGCTCAACTGCCGAGAGGCAAGCTCTTTCGATACGGCAATGCGTAAGTCGTTTACCGCTTCATAGACGGCGGGGTCGCTGCCGTCCACGCTTTGTTCAAGCCGCCCGTACAACGCAAAGAGATTTGCCGTCTTATCGTATGACTGTGTCGTAACTTCAGGCAAAAGTTGCGCCGCGCTGTATAAGGCTGCAGCCCTGTACAAGTTTTCCGTTTCCCGTTTTGTCATAACCTGTTTAACAGTTACTGCCTCGATAGGTAAACTATATTTATATTCTGCAAAAAAACAAAAGAGCGTATTTTTTTCATTGTTTGTTGTACGAAAAAAAGAAACGGTTTCGTCTGCAGCATTTTTGATTTCCGAAATCCCGGAGACTATCTTTCCCGCCGAAGCGAACAATGACTCGGCAAGTATTTTCGGCGACCGCACTCCCTGTGCCAGCAGGTTGCTGAGACGGGAAGCCGCATTGGTCATTTCGTTTAATTTTTTAAAACTGCCTTGTATGCGACCGACCGTCGTAAAAAGTTTTTGTCGTATGAGATTAAATGAATTTACAAGCACTTGGTCTGCGGTATTGCCTCGAAGCCGCTTTTCATACGCATCCGTTATCGCAAGTTTTACCGCTTCCGTTGCTTCGGGGATAGTTTTGGTAAGCTCCCCTGTAAGCGCCCAACGTTTTTCAACGGGGCAGCCGGCTCTGGTAAACGTCAGCTGTATTTTGCATTGTCCCGATTCTTTACCCGATTCCTCGATATCCCAGTCGACGACGATGACGGGAAAGCGTCCCCAAAGCGGGAGACTGAGATATCCGGGATCGTCGTCCGTCGCCGGAACCCGCAGCGCCTCAACGAGCGCGTTTCGATTTTTAATATAGTTGTCGCCGCGTAAAAACCCGGACACGGTGATACCGTGCGGTTTTTCGTTGAGCGGAGTCGAAGACCACAGGCCAAAAAAGGGATACTCTTCCGTGTCGACACTTAAGCCTGCAGAAAGCTTCATACTGTCATAAACAAACGGTACCGGTTGCGATGATGGTGCTTGATAACTCGTCTGTGTAGGCGTGTCGCTTAGAGTATATATATTACCGTTTTTAACAGCACCGTAAGCTTCGCGCCAATTGCTGCTTGGCGGCGCGGGTAAAGCAGGCGTCCAGTCCATTAATACGCTCCTCGCGCCTCTACGACACGACCGGTGTTAAAGGCAAAGGGCGCGGCGTTATTTCGTACGACGGTATTGACTTGAGATCTGTCATCATTTAAATTGACATTGATGTCTATCCCGGCTTGTCCTTCCAGCACTGCCGTTTGCTGTCCTGTCGGCAGGGATTGTACCTGTGCCAGCTCGTCACGGATTGCTGCGCTCGCAGGTATTACATCATCTTTGCCGACTGCTTCTCCTATAGCTTCTCCTGCCTTTCGGCCTGCCCAAGCTCCAAACAAACCTATGCCGGCTCCGACAAGCGCGCCGACTGCGGTTCCCAATACCGGCACAACAGAGCCGACCATCGCACCCACTGCAGCGCCGGCGGCAACACCGCCTGCAGCGCCGGCAACGGTACCGACAGCGCCACCGATGGCGCCGCCTTGAGCTTTTGACTTCTCTTTCCCCTGCAGGCCGGATTCCTTTATGTCTTTAAGCTCATTTACCATTGCAGGCACCGCCACCAATGCAGCCCCCACTGCTGCCGCTCCGCTTGCTCCGGCAAGTTGTTTGCCGCTTAACTTAATACCTTCGGGTCTGCTAAGACTGCTCGACGAGGCGCCGAGTCCTCCTTGCCCCATATTGGTAACGTACACCGGCATTCCGCTTGCTGCGCCTCCGCCGAGGGAAAGCTCCATTTTGCCGGATTTAAAACCTTTAATTCCGTTTGAAATAGAGCCTATAAGCCCTGCAACTTTCGATATACCTTTAATTGCAACAATACCGCCAAGTCCCCATTTTATTGTATTAAAGACTTTTTCCATGCGTTCGGGGTTTTCGGACAAATATGACAATAAATCATTTAATTTTTCCAGAGGTTTCGCTAAGTTCGTATCGGCAAATTTCAAAAAAGTCGTCTGCAGGTTTTGCAAGTTCGCTTTCATCGTACCGGCCATTCTGCCTGATTTTGCTTCGAGCGCTCCCGTTGTATTTCCTAAATCATCCGTCAGTTTTTTATAGTTTTTCCCGTACTGCTGAAAAGCACGGACGGCTTTCATCGAAGACATCCCAAATATTTCACCTAAAAAATCCGCATTGCCTTCTTTTTCCGCTACTGCGAGTGTATCCTGCATAATATCTGCAAGATCGCGAAACTTGCCGGCACTGTCGCGAACGGCCACGCCGATAAGCCCCAGTTTTTCCTGTTTTTGCGGATCGGCAAGTTCGGACATGATAGCGTCAAGCGAGGTAACTGCGGCCTCTTCGTTCTTTGTCCCGGAGATAAGAATTTGCATTACAGCGCCGAGCTTTTTAGTGTCTTCGACGGAGTTTCCGATAGGCGAGTAGGCGGATAAAACCGCCTTTGCGGTCTTCGCGAATTTACCGAACGTGTATTCGCCCTGATCGCCCTGCTTTACCATGTCGTCCATAAGCTGACTGATAGAGGATGCGCTGTAGCCGAACTTTTGAAACTCCGAAAAAACGTCTCCGATGCTTTCTCCCGTCTCGCCTGTCGCCTGTAATGCAACAGCAATGTTTTTGATATTGTCTTCAACGTATTCGAGGTTACCGGTTTTCGTCATAACGACGTCGAGTGCATCTATAACTTTTGACGGATCTATTTTGATATTCGGATCTTGTGCCGCTTCGAAAATCTTTTGTTTTAACTTATTAACCTGTTCCGCCGATGCATCGGCTGTCATACCCATGCGGGTAAGACGGGCATCCATATCGATAATCTGGTTCGACGCGGCTCCGAGCGAGAGCGATACGCCGAGCGCGCCGAGCTTTGCTGCTACCCCCGAAAAGGCTTTATCTACCTTATTGACGGCAGACATTGCAGTTGAGGCAAACTTTTGTGTAGCCGCGCCTGCACCTTTTATTTCTTGGGAAAATTTGTCTTTTAGAAAAAGCAGTATACCTGTTTTTATGTCAGCCATTATTTTATTCCGTTGATAGTCTTATAGTTTTTTACCGCTGCCGCATGCCACTTCTTGAGTTCTTGCCAAGAAAAACTCAAAATAACGGCATACGGTAAGGACGGTAAAAGGCTCATAAGCTCGGTTACCATTTCAAACAAAAAATCGCTTACTTCGGCGGCGGTCAGTCCGCCGCCTTGGTAGGGTCTTCGTTGGCTGTATCTTCGTAGTCCGCTTTTAGGCCAAAAAAGACCGCGTAAATTTTCTGCAGGTCATACCGGATATTCGCCCAGTCGCGCGGGTCGATTTCCTGCAAAATCGATTCGGGCTCTCCGGTGAGTCCCGATAAAAGCGCAATATCCGACGCCACATCTGACGCCGCGTGTCCGTCGGTGCGCATAAAGTGCTTTACCTTCGGCTGAGAAAGCGTCAGCTCCGAAACGGTTCTTTCTCCGAGCGTAACCGGATACTTCAAATAAATCGTTTTCACAACCTCTCCTTACACGAGCTTTTGACTCTTTGCCGAGTTGTACGTCACTTTAAGCTCTCCCTTAGAAAGCTCGACAGCTTCCGTAACCCAAGCCGCCGGCATCATGTGCTGACTTCCGCCGGACAAAAAGATAGTGAGCGTATCATTCGACACGTTCGCAAACTCCTGCGGGTCGATCGCCGCGTTCAGCGTCAGCACAAGCTCCGCCGCTGTCGGTGTTTCGACGTAGCCCGTGTTTTCATGCACTTCACCGACCTGCGTTTCGCGCTTAAAACTCGACGGCTTGAATGTCGCGCCTCCTTCCTTTAAGGGCAGCTCTCCTAAACTTGTCGATATAACTCTTGAAACCTTTAATAACTGCATATTCATTTCCTCCTATTTGAATTGATTGAGTCCTGCTCCGATGAGGAACTGACCGATTAAAACCGGCCGGTGCCGATATTCGAGCCGTGTTTTGCTTCCGGCTTTCACTTCGACAAGGATTGACGCTTTATAGCTTTCGAAATCCTGACACCAGTTTTTCTGCCCGATAAAAACGGTCTGGTACAGGTCAGCCAAAAAACACCGCCAGATTCCCGGCGTCATCACCTTTGCTCCCGCGCCAAAGTTTTCGTCGGTGCTTGCGAGCTTCCATTTTTTAAAGCGTTTTTTCGCCTCTGCATTGATGTAGGTGCGTACGGCGTCAACGGTTTCAACGACCTGTATGTCGAGGTAACTCGTGTCCCGGCCGCCGTCTGAATTTTCCGTATAACTTGTAACAAGCCGTTCAATCAACACGTTTCCCGTAGGATCAAGCCGCCACGTCGCAACACCAGCTTCAAGGAGCTTTTGCCGCGTGTCAAAATCATACTCGCCGTCGGTAGCCAAGCCTGCAACCTTCGTGTCGTAGGTATTGGCACTCGGATCGTCGGCAAGTACTCTGCAGGCCGCTGCCGCAAAACGTGCAGCCCATTCACACGGAAGAGAAACTGCGTTTCCGCGCGGGATGAGGCAGATGTGCGGCGAGTTGATTTTTGCCGCCTGTGCAAGGATCGATCCTGCTTCGCTCGCGCTTCCAATCTTCCCCGAAAGAGCGACGAACGCGCGTCCGCCTATTTGCCGCGTTGCAGAATAGCGGCTTTCAAGCTCTTCCGCCAAAACTTTGATATTCGCTTCATCGTCAAAGTCAAAGACGATGTAATTCCATCGCTTTGCGCCGAGCATTTCAGGGAGCTTTGAAAGGTCTGCAACTCCCGTTCCGTCGGTTTTCGTCCCAGCCTTTACGGTAACGCCTGCAGCAAGGCTTTTTACCTCAAGCGTATTTTTGTTACCGGCGACGCCCTTATAGATAGAAGAAAAGGTGATTTTTCCAGCACCGTCGGCAGTCGCTTCGATCGGATTGTTTTCAAGGCTGTTGCATGCGGCAACGATTGCGGCGGCGATCTTATCGGCTGTAAGACCCGCACTAACAGCTGCCCACACGCCGCGTCCGTTGACGGTAAGCATAACGCTTCCGGCTCCCGCGTTCGCGGCTTCCACCGTGTACTCCCTTTTCCACGCCGTTCCCGCGGCCGGCTCGTCGATCGGCAAAACGTACAGCTTTTCGGTTTTGTTAATCGACAAAAAAGATGCGGCCATAATCGCAACAGGGCTTCCGTAGCCGCAGGTCTCTGCCGCTTGCGAGGCGCTTACCACATTCACGGGTACTCCCGCCTGCGCCTTGCCGGTTTTCGTTTTTACACCGACGATGAGGGCGGTTTTGATGTCGCCCGTTTCGCCCGCTAAACTGTTATCGATCTCTTGATACTGTCCCGGAACCAAAAGGCCTGCCGGAATTTGCGTAAATGCTATCGCCATACTTATCTCCTTCTGTTTAATCAAAATTGACTATGTCACGAGCCTTTTGCGTTCCGACCGCAAGGCTTGCGTCGTATCCCTTAAACCACTCCAAATCGTAGTACCGCGTAATACCGCCGTCGGTAACCGCCCGCGTTTGAAGCCGCCATCGTACCGCCCAGAGCGTCGAGTTGATTTTGTCGAGTGATCCTGTGTACAGGCACTGCGCGTTTATTTTCGTTCCGCCCCCGTAGAAAGCAGGCTCGTTAATATTTTTTATAGCGCCTACCAACGCGGATATCAGTATAAGCGCACCGTCGTAGAGGCGGTCTTTGTTGTCTGCACGGTAGAGTACCCAACTCACAAAATCGATGTAGCATTCATCCGCGACATCCTCGTCGTTTATCCCGACAAGCGACGTTAAAATTGCCGGTGTCGTCTGCATCAAGCGGCGGATTTCACCCTCGTCAAAATTGCCCGGATGTGCGGCGACCTTTACCCGCTTATCGTTTGCAAACGCCGCCTGTATCTGCTCTACCACGCTGTTCCGTATATCCAAATATGTCGCTTTCATACTGCAATGTGCTCCTTAAGCCACTCATCGATTACATCCGCAAGGTCTGATATATCCTGAGCGGACAGCCCGATAAAAGGACGGGCGGGCATTCCTCGTTTTGTCCCTTCCTGCAAATAACCGGCATATTCCTTTGTCGTACCGGTCAGCAGTACAGCGCCGGATACCTGCGATTCGATCGTGTCGAGCAGTTCGCCCGTACGCCAAAGCGGCGGACGGGCAGACGGAAAATGCTTTAAAAGATACTGCCGTGTTTTATCGGCAAGCTCCGCCCACGTTTTCCCTTCAGGATCCCGCTTGGTGCTTTCAATGCGCTCCGAAATTTGCGTTTCGATTTCAACACCGAGACTCTTTAAGAGGTTGTTCTCTTGTGCCGGTGTTAAAGCGTAGCCCTTGAGTTTTTTGGTAAGAGTTTCAAGCTCCTTTATGTTTACCGATACGCACGCAGACCCCATCACAGCACCTTGCCTTTTTTCCAATAGCGGGGATCGTCCGCATCATCGGCGCCTCCTGCGACAACGAGTGACGCTTCCTGCAAGTCCGGGCCGGACAATCCTCCCTTAAACTCGCGGTCTATCTTTTCAAGCAATTTAATGCTGTCGCTATACCACGCCCTCTGATCATCGCTCGACGTTACCGTATCCGTTAAACGGTGCACGGCTATGTCGGCACAAATGCCTTTTAAGGCGGCCGCAAACTGTGCCGGTACCGGATCGATGATGTCGTTGTCTTTTAACAGCCACGGAAGCTGTGCGACGATGATCCCTGTCGCGTCGGTGAGCGCAAGCTCCACGCGAGCGACATCGAGATTACCGTCCTCGCCGAGCGGCAGCGAATGAAGCGCCGCCCGCTGTTCCAACTCCGAAGCCGTTAAAAGCGCCTTCATTTTACTTCCTCTGCGACAAGCCACGGATCATGCTGCAGAATGTCTGCAATGCCTTTCGTAACTTCGTATTCCGCATCGACCTGTCCGAAACACAAGCCTGCGCGGTAATACGTCGGCCGCCCGGTTTTGTTCCGGACTTTCAGGCGGATTTTTTTGCCTTCCGAACCTTTGTCCGCATCGGTACCGTCGCCCGACTTTTCCGCTTCTTTCAAAGCGGTCTGTGCGGCATCGAGTTTTTGCTTTGCCGCTTCTACTGCCGCAGTAAGACCTTCGGCTTTCTTTTTCAGCTTTTCATCTTCCGGTTTTTCCGTAAGCTCTTTTTGCGCCGCTTCCAGCTTTTCGCTCACGACCTGCAAGGCCTGTGCCGCTTTTTCGGCGGCGGTCTGTAATTGTTCTTTTGTTTTTTCAGCCATGCGTTACTCCTTACAGCCAGTGGCACACAACGAGCTTGACGCGGTTGTAGTCGACGTTCGACTCTCCGCTGGTAAGATTCTGTTTCAGCAAAATTGCTTCTGCTGCCGCACGGTTCGACGCATCGACAACAAGGTGTGTCGGACGCAATCCCAAAGGATCGCCGCCGTCGCGTTTAAACGCTTCCATCATGCCGAAAGCCTTGCCGAAGTTTTCAGGCGTCAACGTCTCTTTCGAAGCGACTGCCTGCTGCCACAGTCCGTAGCCCCAGTTGCCGCGATAGCGGATGCCGTAGAGGTACTGGTCTTTCATAAAGACCGTATCGTTTTTGGTGTCTTTGATTTCGTCAAACTCCGGCGCAAAGCGCTCCTGCATGATGAAGGGCTTCAAGGGACGATTAAGGTCAAGCAAGAACCACGGCTTTCCGCTTCCGGCTCCGAGTACGTTCGAGGCAGGCGTGTTTGCGCCGGTTCCGTCCGTTTTTTCGTAGACCGGATGGTCGGTGTCAAAAAAGTTTTGCCCGTCGTAGCAGAGAGCGGTAAAGCCGCCCGCCATGAGCTTTGCGATCTGCCGCCAAAAAAAGGACACCGTCTCTTGTCCTTGCGACTGGGCAAGGACGCGGTACTGACCGAGGTTGTCGTCTTCAATGTCGGTGCGTTCAATGCCGAGTGTCGCTTCATATTTTTTATTCTCGATCGTGTACGCAAACTCTTTCATGCTGTTTACGACACGATCGCCGATCCATTCGCGCATCTGCGGAAAAGAGCCGAGCCACGCATACGAGTTTGATTTTGTGTTGCTCGTTATGATTGTAACGAGCTCTTTGTAGTCTTCGCGGGCTACCGCCGCATCGAACGCCTGTCTGAACTCGGCGCGCACCATCGTGCGCAAAGCCTGTAAGGTGCTGTCTTTGATTATCATAGTTATTTACCCCCTTTGATTTTGAGCCATTCCTCGCGGGTATAGCCCATCGCTTTGCAGATGGATTCTTCCTCCGCGTTGAGTTCCGCTTGCGTTTCGGCAATAGGCGGTGTGCCGGCAGCTGCCGAGGCACCCGCCGGAATGAGCGCGGGTGAGCTTTCCATAATCTTCGTAAAGCTCGAAAGTCCCTCTTCCGTTGCACACATAGCAAGGTACGCGTCCTTGCTCGCAGGCGCAATCTTACGGTCTGCAACAGCTTTTTCGACGGCGGAAAGCGCTTTTTCTTTAAGCTGGGCTGCATTCATTTCGGCATTCAGCTTTTCCGCCGCTATCGCTCGGGCTTCCATCTGCGCCAGATCCGCCCGCGGCGCGTAGGCGGCAAGATCAACCGTCTGTGCACTGTTTGCTTGCGTTTTCAGGGCGGTGATCGCGGCAAGGACTTCGTTGTCGGTCGCGGTTTCGGGTAATCCCAGTGCCGCACAAATTTCCTTTTTCATTACATTCTCCTTTGCCGGATTATCCGCCGGCGCGGTTTGTGTACTGTTGAGGTTTTGCAATTCGAGATTGGGACTGTTGGTGAGAGCGGCGCGCATTATCTTAATAATCTCCCCCGATGCGTCGCATTCGAAGACCGGAGAGATATAGCGATACTCCTGATTTTCAAGCGCGGTCTTTCCGCGAGACGTCCATACGGCATCAGCCCAAATCGAACCGTCTTCTTCCGCATGCACGTTCGCAAACCAGCCCATTGCAGGCGCACTCTCGCCGCGCGGCGCCTTCAGATCTGTTGCGTGGTTTTCGTCGATGATATGCTGCGGTAAATACTCGTTCGATTTTTGTGCAATCGATTCGGCGCTGCGCTTTGTCCAGCGCCGACCGTCGCGGCCTGCAACGTAGTCCCCTGCAGGCAAGAGTTGTATTGTGTTTGGTATTTTATTGCCTTCAAAATTAAGGCATAAAAAAAGACTGTCGGTATCCATACTCGACAGTCTACTCAGTTTTTGTTATTAACCTGTTATAACGGCAGTTACTAAAAATCAAATGATTGTTGTGCTGCAGCGCCTTGCAAAAACTCTGCCTGACTTTTATCCTTGCCGGCATGCCACAGCCGATAAATCTGCGTAAGCGAGCAGTTGTATTTGCGGCACAACTCCCTCATACACTCCTGCGTCCCGTCATACGTATCGTGGACTTCGATCGCAATCTGTTTTTTGAACGCACGCGTCTCAAGCGGGATATAGTGTTGCACCCCGCCGTACAGCGCAGCAATGATGTTAAAAATCCGCTCTGCTGTGGCTCCTCCGACCGCTTCAGCGAGCACATCTCTGATTTGTACGGCAAGATCGGTTTCGGTGTGTACCGGTATATAAATATGTTGTCCGCCATAGTAGCGGGCGAACAACCGCAGGGCACACAGAGCGTCATCATAATTTACCCCTCGATCGACAACATCTCTTACCATGTCCTGCAGTAAATTCATCTTACCTCCATGTCCGGTATGCCGTCCGGATCGTAGCCGGCTTTGATCATCATAGAACGCAGTGCAAGCGTTACCTTTTGAGCCCCTGCGACATCCAAAAATCTCAAGTGATCAACCCCTGCAATCCTGCCTACAAAGCGGTTCAATGCGCGTTCCGTTTTTTCGCGGCTTACCAATTCCCACATTCCTTTGATATAGGCCAACTGCGCTTCGTTTGCGCGCCCGCGGTCAAGGCTTTTTACCGGCAACTTTTTTACGGTAAAACCCAATGACTTCATGCCTTTTAATACCTGTTCCAGTTCCGCAACCGTAAGTTCTGCGCTGCTTGTTTTCCCGCTGACCCCCTCAAGGATTGCCCGATAGTCATAATCGCTTAATCGCAGTTTGCCTTTGCCCACATGTATCAACCGTATCAGACGCGCTCGTTTTTCCGTTCTCTTTTCACTCATTTTTTTCTGTTCTCTCAAAATCTCAAAAAGATAATCGCAGCGTACTTTCAAAGCCCCCTGCAATCTGCCCTATAAGGCGTTCGGCTGTACAGCCTAACGCCCCATATCTCCTTAGTCGATGTTTTTCCCAACTCTCGCTCTTTGCGCGTCAGACAAGGGGTATCGTGTCATGTACTGCTCCATTGCGAAATTGGCAAAAACACCTATGTTGCCGAACTTTTTTTCTTTCACATACGCGGCAACCTCCTCATAACCGTCAACGTTCAATGAGATTTTTTGCCCAGTGTGAATAGGCTCTTTTATGCCGCTGACCGTCAAATGCCGTATCAGCGTCGACACCCGGCCAAAACCCTCATCTTTCGCCCGTTTTTCCAACAGCGAAAAAGCATCGTTATCAATTACGATTGTTACCTTTCTCCCACTCATCTTTGTCCCCCTAAAATAATTTTGCCTGCAGTGCGTCCGCATGCTTTTGATGTCGCTCTGCGATCGCTTTATCTACCTGTTTTTCAAGCTCTTTACTTTTATGCAGGTTCGACGGTGCGTGCAGCCGAAAATAATTTTTCTGCGCTTCCCGCATCCGTTCAACTAAATCCGCAAATTCTCCGACCGTCATACAAACCTCTATAACGAATTCACGACATCGGCGTTCACGACGGTACTGCCCAGTTCTGCCGCAAGGTTCATCGCCTTTCTCGTCCAGTTATTGACAAGCAACGGATACGCGACGCTGTACACCTGCTGTTGATTTCGCGTCTGCCGCCTAAGCTTCAGTGCGAGGGCTTCACAGCCATCGTCGGTGATGATTGAGTTTCGTTCGCGGCCGAGCCGGACAAACTTTATATCGAGGTACGCGGCAATTTCCTTACCGCTTGCAAGCGGTTCCAATTCCAGCACTTCCATGCGGCGGATTACTTCGCGCGCTTCCCAGTTTTTAGCCTCGTCAAGTTTACCCCTCATTTCGGGCTGTCCGATAAGGACGATCGCCAAGAGTTTTTTAAACCCGTCTTCGAGTTCCCAAAAGCGTTTTAAATATTTAAGCGTCTGCACATGCAAGTCGTGCGCCTCTTCGATCATCAATACATGGCTCCAGCCGGCACGGCTGGAGTTCGTCAATATCCTCTCGATCTGCCTCGCTTTTGCCTCGAGTGTACGCTTCGGGTGTTCCTCAGAGCAATCCAAAATGATAGCGTCACAAATACTGGTTGCACTCAACCGCGATTTATCAATACAGCGCGGAATAATAATCCGCACCTTTTGTCCTTCCGTTTGCATACGATCGATCGCGTAACGGCGGATCGTCGTCTTGCCGCTTCCTGACTCCCCGATAAGCGCGACCATCCCGCCGACGCGCGCAGTCTGGTAAAGGTACTCTGCAATAAAACGCGTATCATCGCTCATATACACGTCATCCGCTTTTGTTACGTCTCCCGCAAACGGGTCTGCAACGATTTTAAATTTTTTCCTCGCCTGTAACGACAACATACTTTGCTCCTTGTTATCCGATGCGCTCCTGCGCACGCTCTGTATACTCCGCCGCCAAATCGTCTATGAGACTCGACGGTACCGCATTGTTAAACTCCGCTTGCATACGCGCAATAAAGCCGTCCGGCACGTAACCGAGCCGAGCTTTTACCCGCTTTGCTGCCTCAACACCGCTTATCAAGATGTCGTGCACCTGCACCGTCTCGACGCTGATTTGCATTCCGGTTGTCTGCCGGATAAACGGAGAGGCAGCGTTGATATGAGAGTGCGCGGTAAACCCCGCACCGTTCGTTATTTTCGTAAACGGTTTTTCTTTGTCTCCGGCAGCGATAGCGGCAAGTTCTTTTGCCGTCGCCTCTCTTTGCGTTTCTTTTGCCGCCTTGTAGCTTGTGCCGGGAATCGCCGCACCGATCTCAAATCCGTATTCGTCGATTTCTATCGGTTCAACCTCATATGTAAACACCTCGCCGTTGTGCTCAAAGCCGACACGCGCCGTCGGAGTTGCGGAAACAAGAATCGGCTGCACGTTGACCGTCTGTCCGACCGTAATGCCGGCAAACCCCTGCAAACTGTATCGTAACGACTCTTTGACTTTCGGATGCACGATACTGACCGAAAGATCTCCGGCAACCCGCCTTGTCTGTACGCCTGTTGTAAATATCTGTTTGCAAATATCAGAATCGGGCAACTCCCGCAATTGCTCTTGCGTAATACGCTGCCAAAGTTCCGTGCGGCTTCCCACTTTTTTGCCGTGCCGCATAATGCGTGTATCCTGTCCTTCAATCATATTTGCGTTGTAAGCTGCGCACCAGCGTTCAACCGCTTCGTTCAAATCCTCGATGCTGTGTACCGGCTCCAGCTTCAAGCGGCTTTCAAACTGCGTTTCAACAATATTATTACTGACTTCGACTTGTCCTTTCGCTCGCGGATTACCCGGCAGGTGCGGTTTTGTATCTACCTTGAGCGCCGTAAGCGCTGCTGTTACCGCCTTTGCCGTGTTTGCCGTACCGCAGTCCCACACCAATAATTCGGGAAGTCCATGAAACACATATAAAGGATTTTGCTTTTGCCCCCATGCGTACAGCAAAAAGTCATACATATTCGCGGCTGACTCTCCCATCGCCGCATAATAACGCACGCAAATAGAGCCGGATGTATGGTCGGTCAAAACGTAACGCCAGCACTTTACCTTGCCCTCGCGCGGGTTTTTATTTTTATACACCTCGTCGGCATCATACAGTTTTTGTGATCCGTCCGGAGCAAACCAGATAAGACACATTGACGGATCTGCCTGATGCACTTGATTGGGGTAGAGTGTCCGTAACCGTATATGCGGACTGGGTACTTTAGCACCGGTAATCGATAATCCGTGCACATTGAGCATTTCGCGCAAACGACTGTCGGCAATCGTTATATTCACGCCGTTTGCCTGCAAGATAGATCGAGCAACAGGTACGCTCATCGTTGCCTTACCGTTTTTCCGCAGCGATTCTTTGAGTACGGCGGCAACCATTTTTATGCTTTCAATTTCGGTTCCGCTCGTGCCGGCATCTTTGCGCTGTTTCCGCCCCGACTCCCAACCGTTCGTCTTTAACACCTTATACGCCTTCGCTATCGAAAACGCAAAGGTGTTGCACATCTCGTCAATAACGGCTCTGCGCTCTTTTGCACTCGATGCCGCATTCATCCGGTTAACATACGCCTTATACATACGCTACACCTCTACCGATTGCCTTTCTTCAAAGTTTTCCTCGGTTCGATCAGGGCAAATATTTTCGATCATATCGTCAAGTGTTTCGGCGTCCCGAAATATCGATCCCAAAAGCTCCTCCGGTTCAAGCATTACAAAACCCTGCAGCTGAGCAATGCTAACGTCGGGGATTGCTTCGGCCTGGCTGATTGTCTCTATAAGACGGTTGAGCGCAAAAATTACTTCTCCAACCTGCAGGTAAAATTTCTTTTTCAATTCATCGAGTTTTGCCTGCGCGATATCTTCCTTTGTCGGTGGTTGACGGTAACGCAATTCCTGCTCAAGCTCGTTCAGTTTTTTCTCTTTTTGGCTGATCGCCGCTTCCTGTGCTTCCCGTTCTTCTTTGCGCTTTTTCTTTTCTTCACGCAAGGCGGTTTTTAATTCTTTGACTGTCATTCGTTCTACATCATCAAGCGTTCCTATACCGGCAATTTCACCGCCATCCTCAAGCGTCTTAATACTATCATCATCAAGTACGGTTAAGGCTCTGATCTTTGCATTCCCCAAATCGGCACACGTGTGCCGATTTGAAAACTTCTGAGCAGCCGCCATTGCATATCGAGCAGAGCGTTCGGCCATACCCAACTCTTCAAGTGCTGTCAAAAACTGTCCGTGCGGTTCGTGCGCCCTAAGTAATAAAATTTGTTTGCCCAGCTCTATGAGCGAACTTGCTGCCTGTTCTTGATAAAACCGTGCCCGTTCTATTACAACATGCAGGTTGTAACTTTCCCCTTCCGGCAAATATGTATTGTCGATTTCAGCGACAGACAGATCATTCAGCCGTTCTTTTTGTGCCAGCACGTCCATCGCCTGTGTTTCAGGCGTGTTTTCCCCTTTTGCTTTTCTACCCATACTTAACTCCTATTGAATCGCGGACAAATATTCCGCCTCTTCCTGTACTAAAGCAAGTTTTGCTTTTTGGTATGACTTAATAATCTGTCCGCTGATGCCGCCGAATTGTGTTGAAAGCCGCCAGCGTCCGGATTCGCTTCTGGCAATCCATTTATACCTCTCAAACACTGCCAAATCTCGACAAATATTTACTTCGCTTGTGCCGATCCGCTGCGCAAGGTCTTTGTTTGACAAACCGGCAACATGGTTCTCATACAAAAGACGAGTAATTTCAAACACTCGCTCCTGTGCAGTTAATTTACTCATGTCAGCGCCCTATCCTTTATGCGCAAACCAATCCGCACAAGGAAATTCCAACCGATCCGTTCGCCCCAGTCCTTTATCCGCAGCCCCATTCGATATATCCATCCTTGCATACAACACCTCCTACAGAGCCGCTACATCAAGCGGAATCTGCATGTACTGCCCGTCGGCAAGGCGCTTATAAAAGCGCATGTATGTCTTGCTCGATACTACCTGCACGCTGTCCGTAATGGCCTGCATGGCTCGCTGCCATTTTTCGTCATGTATGTCCAGTCGGCGTAAACCTAAAACGCGCGTAGTACTGATATTCCCTTGTTTGTCCACCGCAAAAGCATTATCAACCAGCGCACGCAGTTCCGGCCGTGCGTCGGTCGCCCATTCTTTGATACATTCGTCTATGAGTTGTTTTGCTACCAGCAATTTTTCGTTAAAATGCAAGTTGTCGCTGACCGCAATCAAAATCCGGTGTCGACCATCGTAAGAGGTAAGCGTAACGTTCCCTCTTTTCCCTCCAAACTTGACGCCGTGCTGTTCTGCCGACAACTCTAAAAATTCCTGTATGTCGCTCCATACCTCTTGCTTAAACTTTTGCAGCGTGTCGCGCATGGCAAACGTTTTTTGCATAATGTTCCGTACTGTTTGATCCCGCAAAATATCAATGTCTTTAACCAAATCGATCGGCACCTGCCGTCCCTGTGCATCTTCCATAAATTGTTTACTCATTGTTTTCCTCCTGCTGGCCGTTTATGAGTGTAAAAATGGCCTCCTTCACCACTTTCGGTGACCCACTGGTTTGCCTCGATATTTCCTGCACCGCATAGCGGAAAATATCCACGAGACCTCCTAAAAGAAATGGTCCTGCCCCCTCCATGCTCAGCTCCGCCCTTTCCGGTTTTTTGTCCTGCTCTTTTAATGTCCACGTGATTTTTGCCAATGTTTTCATACGACATTCTCCCTTACCGCCCGCTTTGCAGCGGCGAGCACCGCCTGCCAGTCGGGAAGCCCGAGCGCTTCGGCAATCGCCTGTTGAATGCGCGCCGATGTGCGCCGCCCGTGAATAACCGCCCACACCGACGTATCGCGGACGCCGAATTTCTCGGCGATGTCCGTTTGCGATACGTTGATAAGAGCGAGCTGATACTTGATCCACCCGCCGTAAATGTGACCGACAGTTCGATTTTTTGGCTTGTGGATTTTTCGCTTTTGCTGTATCATAGATACCGTCCTTGCCTGATTACAGGCTTGTTTTTGGGGAAAAGCGGAAAATATGCTGGTTTTTCGCTTTTCTTTTTTACCGGCTTAGGTTGCCCATTGTTCCAGCCGATATACCTATAATAAGCCAATAGTGGCTAAGTGTCAAGCCTTAAATGGCTTAAAAAGAGGTTTTATTTGCAAGATTTAGCTAAAAAATTCTTAGAAATTCGTAAGCAACTCAATTTAAGTCAAGCTGAAATGGGGAAAAGGCTTGATATACCTCAGCGAACATGGGCAAATTATGAAAGTGGGCATTCAACTCCGCCGTTAAAAATTCTTATAAGATTGGCGGAAATGGGATATCCGATTAAGGGGCTAACGACAGGTGTTGTTTCGGATATGAAAGATGCAGGAATAATCTCTGATGCCGAAATCAAAGAGCGCCAAGCAAAATTAGGCGGTTTCCCTGTCGATATGAATATTAAAGATTTGCCGCCAATTACTAAAATTATTGATAACGGCGGTTTTGTAATTCCTGTCCTTGATCAGAGCCTGTCCGCAGGTAAGGGACAGCTTTTACCCGACAGTGATGTATCGACGGGGTATATCGCAGTTCCGAAAGAATTAAAACGTTATGGGAATAACCTTACGGCGCTCTATGTAAACGGCGACAGCATGGAACCTACCTTGCAGCGCGGTGATCTCATCGTCTGTGACAGTTGCGGTTGGGACGGCGAAGGGATTTATGCCTTACGTATGGACGGGTGCGGCTATGTAAAACGACTTGCGCGGAAGCCGGGTAAGATCGTTGTTATTTCCGATAATCCGAAATACGAGGCGTGGGAAGAACCGGCAGAAAGCCAGGCTATTGATATAATCGGACGTGTACATTACACGTTTAAGCATGTGGACTAAAAGGTTTAAACTATTCTGTTTTAATTCAGAAAGGATGGTACGAAAAATGACAAAGAAAAATATGTTTGCTATTTACATGATACTCATTGTATCTGTCTTTTTTTCATGCAAGGAACCAGTTTCGCCCGTGCAAGATGCAAATAACACTGCCTTACTTAAAACCTTACATATATCTGTCGGAACCCTAACTCCAGCCTTTACGCCGGAATGCTTTAATTATACGGTTTCTGTACCGTTTAGCGTATCGTCAATTACCGTTACGGCAGAAGCGATGTCGTCTGGTTCCGAAATCCGCTATACACCTAATAAAACAGTATCGCTAAATCCCGGAGCAAACAATATTGCCGTTACAGTAACCAATGGCGGTTCGCAAAAGAACTATTATATAACGGTACATCGCACAAATCCCGGCACAAATACGGATTTGCAGTCCATTACTGTAAGTGCCGGTGCCCTTACACCTGCTTTTAATCCGTCCGTTACCTCATACAATATTGTTGTTCCATCCGATACGCTTACCTTTACGGTTACAGCCGTGCCGGTAGATACACGTACTACTGTTACTTATAGTCCGTCACAAACCATTACTCTTGATGACTCCGGTAATCTTTTAATAATCGTGAGCCGAGCGGAAAACGGAGCAAGTAAAAACACCATGCTCGCAATACGCAAAGCGGCAAGCGACAATGCAGATCTTAAAACATTAGTGTGCAGTGTAGGTACTTTAATACCGGGTTTTAACCCGGCTGTAACGAATTATAAAATATATGTGCCCGAAACGACCGGCAGCATTACTCTTACGGGTACAGCGGCAAATAACAAAGCAAAAATAAAATATTTGCCGAATCAAAGTCCCTCTTTGACTTTAGGTGAAAATCCTATAACCGTCGAAGTTACCGCAGAAGATGAGATAACAAAAAAAGAATATCGACTTGTTATTTACAAGGCGGATGATTATATATCTGAGCACGTCGGTAAATTAGTTAAAATAAACCGTAATGCACCGGCAACATTTAAATATCATGCAAACGCCGATGCCCTTGCAACAATTACAAAGCCGTACCGTATTTCTGAAGCAGAAATAACCCGCAAACAATTTAACGACTTAATGGGCTTCGATCCGAGCAATACAACAGTATCGGCAATCGATACTGCCCCTGTGCAAATGGTCAGTTGGTATGAAGCCCTTGTTTTTTGTAATAAATTAAGCATACTTGAGGGACTTACTCCCGTATACACTATAAACAGCAGTACAAATCCGGACGACTGGGGTGCTATACCGACAACCGATAACCCGACATGGGAAGCTGTGCAAGCCAACTGGAATGTAAACGGCTACCGTCTGCCGACACGGATGGAATGGCTTTATGCCGCGCTTGCAGAGCAGCCATATACTATTTCTTTTTCTGGCAGTAACGGTATTAATCATATATCGGATTATGCATGGTACGCAGGTAATTCGTCCAATAAAGCCCATCCGGTAAAAACAAAAAACGCGAATCAATATCGTCTATATGATATGACTGGCAACGTGGCTGAATGGTGCTGGGATATTGCAAAAAACAACGGACATAATGTACCGGGTACGGTAACCGATTATAGGGGTGAGCCGTCTGGATTTCAAGTTTTAATAATGGGACAATCTTACGGCACCACTGCCGGGCCGCATTTTGGTGTAAGTGATACACATCAGGCAGAAAGACATACTAAATTAATGGACTTAGGCTTTAGGCTCGCCCAAACAGTTAAATAAAACAAATGTAATATTTAAGGAGTTTTGATATGGATAACAAAAATATTCAAGACGTACAGCAATTTGAACTCAAAACAGGGGATCGCTCTGTTTCCGTACCGGCAAAACCGTTAAAAAGCAAGGATAGTGTAAGAATAGTCAAAGCTATTTGTAACTGTGTATTTGTATATATAGTAGCGGAAGGGGTAAATAAGATAGCAAAAACCGTCTGTGACTGTATTTCTAATAAAAAGCCCCAAAAAAAGCTTAAAATTAAATGAGGACAACAGCCTTGTTGCTTGTATCAAGGTTGTTTATTTTGTTTTATTGGATTTTCCTACGTTTCGCTTTTAATCCACCCATACACATCTTTAACCGGCATATTAAGTCTTTGTGCAATGTCGATTTCAAGTCTTGCACCGGCAGATGCTTCCCAGCCGGGCAAAACGGCAACCCCGTTGCATGCAAGCATAAGAGGTATGTCCGCTTTCATATAATCTTCCCACGTTGCATTGTCACCAAGTAAAACATCGCAAGGGTTTACGACTTCATATTCCGTTTGTTTTAGGATAGCTTTGGCTTTGACAAAGTTTTCTTTATAATTCGGCACACCCGTTATCGGACCGGATATATACAGTTTCATAATGTGGCAAATTCCGTGCGCAGTGTTTCTGCCTGTGCTTCCAGTTCCGCAAGTTTTTTCTTGTCTTCTTTTGTGCCGGCATCGCTCAGTATCGCCCGCAAAGGTCGCGTTGTCTTTGCGTCTATATCGGCAAGCTCCGACAATATCGCTTGTTTACGCTGCTCGTTCAACTCCGCCTTTGTCGGCTGCGGCGCTTCGGCCAGCTTAGGCTTATAATCAGGCGCGTCCCATGTTATAACCTTGCCGGCGGCTTGTCCGTCTATAAGCGCCATATGTTCCGCATCTGTAAGCTTTACCGCGTTTTTTAATCCTGCCGGCTCCAGATAAAATCCGTAAGTTTTTCCGTCTTTTGTGCCGCTGTACATAGCCTCTCCCGTACATAATCGAGTTTGAGCAAACGGGCATAGCGCCCGTTTGCCGTTTACATTTTTACATTTTCATGAGGGGAAAGCCGTACACGGTTAAGGCCGCAGCCCCCAGTATTGCCAGCAAAATTGTGCCGCTAAACAACACAGAACCTGCAATAATCAATAATACAACCGCCACATACAACGCGCATAAAAGCACAACACGCTTGCGCTTGCTTATTTTTGCTTTAAGTGCATAAGCGGTTGCCAATCCTGTGCCGACTAAAATTGCGGCACCGGCAAGAACGTCGAACACCCAGTACGTGCTGTAACTCATGCATACCGCCCCTGCGGCAATAAGTATCAGCGCAAGAATCAAAAAGAATTTTTTCATCATGCCTCCTTGAAGAAATGCCGGCACGAGTCCGCCGGCGGGACATCCGACTGGATCGATGCTGTCGATCGAAGGTATGTTTATTTTAATAAGATTGCACGTGCCGTGTGTCGCAACAACTGTTAATAAAACTTGACTTTTGTACTGTTTGGAGTTAAAGTAGTGGTAGATAGGATACGGTAAGAGTGCGTCGTGTGTGTCTTTATGACCTCAGCGACCAGGGACAGACCCCACAAGGGAAACTCCCCCGGCGGTAACGGAACGGGGATGTAGGCTGCCGGATTCCTATCTTATTTTTTTTAATTTTATTATCTTGCGGTATGCTTCAATGCCGGATTCGCTTTCCGTAGAAATATCCATATAAAACATCGTATCTATTTTTGGCAGTTTTAAATATTTTCCCGTCGCAGAAACATCAACAGCGATTTTCAGATATTTCATTTCGTTTAATTTTTTCAGAAAAAGCAAAGAATTCTTTTTTCCGCCGTCCCAATAGACATCCGCGTCGGCAAGGTAATCAAACAGGTTTTTCCAGTCTTGCCGTGTCGGCGCATTGCCGGCGGCGGTGTGGCGCTTTAAGTATTTGTCGCTCGTAATGAGATATTGTTCCAGCACAATAATGTTCCGTGCGTCGGCATTGATTCCCTGCGTATGCAAAAAATCGATAATTTTCCTGTCGAAAAAGCCGACCGGCGTCGTGTTGCGGGTATTCACACGATTTATCTCTTTATTTTTATACGCCTCATCGACAAAGGCTGAAAGCTCATCCCGATAAATTGTCGAGTTTTGCAGCGTCTTAATAACGGCATCGACCGCTTGCGGCATCTCCTGTTGTGCCTTTTTCAAACAGTCCTGCAGCACCGGGATCGTCCGTCCCGTCTGCCCCTGATTCCAGTTAAACCCCGGCGTAATGCCTTGCGGCAGTCTTTCAAGCGTCCCTTTCCGTTCGTTAAAATAATTGCGATACTTGTCCGGAGGCGCTTTTGTTTTTATGCGAAGCGTCCCGCCGCCCGAACCGTCGGCAGCAGGCGGCACCTTTATGCCGTCGTTTTCATATCGTTGTTTCCGTGATTCCGTTACCGCCCGCGTGTAGCACTTGCATCCGTACCCGTTCGGCGGAAAGTGATTGTTCCAAAACGGATCGTCTTTCGGCAGGATAAGCCCGTCCCATGCGAGGTGCTGCTCGCGGTGCTTTTGGCTGTTGCCGACCCGGTACATTAAGTACGGGTGTAAATCGCTTGCCATCGTGCGCTCGTACTGTCCCTTTTGATACGTGCTCCGTAAATTAACATTGTAAATTGTCCGGAGCCGTCGGTCGCTTCCGAGCTGCGCATCCACCTCGCGTCCGGTCAGTGGATCGGTCATCTTCTTTTTACCCCACCATCCCTTTTGCTGCAGCGTCGGTTTTATGTTCTTCTTAAAACTCTCAAAGCTCTGCCCGTCCTCTATCGCCTTTTCAACCGCCTTTTTCATATCGCTTAAAACATCGATCTGCATCGCTTTTGCAACGGTAAATGCGGTCGCGTGTTCTTCGTTCCATACGTCTTTATAGCTGAAACCGACTTTGAGATTTTTATTTTTGATATAATCGAGCGCTTCTTTCGGGATAAACTTTTCAGGCATTATTCGGTATCCTCGGCAAAGTTCGCATCACCCTCTGCTCGTGCCTTAAAAAAGGCGATCGCCATCGTGCGGGCGATTTTTTCAGCATTCCAGCCGCTTACGAGCTTTTCAAGCTGGGCTTCAAAGCTCTTAAAATCTGTCGCTTTATCCGCCGCCTTTTCGATGACCGCCGCTATGTCGTCGGTAATTTCGATAAAGCCGTCCGGTGTCTTGTCGTCCACTGTTTCATCGCTTTCGCTTTGTGTAACATCGCTTGCATTCAGTGCAATGCGCCCTGCGTTCTGCGTATTCATCATCGGCTTGTATGCGGTGGGTGCGGTCAAAACCTCATCGTCCTTTTCAGGCGACGACAATCCCAAAAGCGCGTGCATCTCCTGCGCTTTTACCTTAAATCCCAACGGCACAAGTTTTGTAACGGAGTCGACGATAAGCTGCACGTTTTTAGGCTCGACGTATTTTATTCGGAGCTTCGGATATCGCTCCTGTTTCCCGAAGTTGAAATTTACATACGGAATAACAAGGTCTCGGTTTAAGGTTTGCTCAAGTTGTCGGACGTCGGCTTTGAGTATATCCTGCCTGACTGCCTGCTGGTCTTGACTGTCCCCGAGTTTTCCGGGTGTACCTTCGGCGCTCGCGGTTTGCCCGAGTACGAGCTTCGACAGCTGCTTGTCCGCCCATTCGGCAATCTTCTCGTATACTTCGGAGTTTCCCGCCGTCGTCTTGCTTTCGATGATATCGATCGCCATAGCGTCGGGGATTACCGCACCGACGTCGCTTCCGATAGCGGCAACCGCTCGTTTCAGCGTCGCGATATCCTCTTTCGTAGCCTTTCTGCCGTACTTACCCAACCGCACCGGGTAGCCGAAGCGGTCTGCAAACGCCGCCCAGCTTGTTACGTCGTAGGTTTTTACGAGCCAATAAAAAAGCGCGGTAAAACTCAAGCCGCTCGTTATCTGCTTGCCGCTCAACAGGTTCGGCTCGTG